GAAAACTAAAACAAAGCATTAAGGCAAAAATTGATAAAAACGGATTGATAGGCAGAATTTCAGCGACAGAAGATTATGCACCTTATGTAGAGTTTGGAACAGGGCAGTTTGTAAAAGTTCCGGAAGGTTTTGATAAAATGGCGATGAGTTTTTTTGTTAACGGCAAAGGGAAATTAAAACCAAGACCATTTTTGATTCCAAGCTGGGCAAGTGAAGTGCCAATTTTTAAAGCAGATTTAGAGAAGATAATTAAAGATTTGAGGTTATGAAATGGGCAGGATATGAATTACGGAAAGCTTACGTTACAGCGATAGGAAACTCCATAACAAGTTCGGGGCAAGTTGTAAAAGTTTACGACATGGAAGCACCGATAAATTCACCAAGACCATTTATAATTTTAGGTTCATACGTTCAGACAGAAGACCAAAATACAAAGGACAATTTTGGAGGAACTGCAACGTTAAATATTGAAGTTAACACAGAGGTTATACCAACGTACGGAGGCAGGAAACAAGCGGACGATATATTAAACGCAGTTTTAACAATAGTTAATCCAAGCAGAGACACAATTAATTTAACAAGTACAATATTTAATTTTGTCAGTTTAGAATTAAGTGGTAGTTTTGATGGGTTTAATGATGGTAATAGTGAAACGAATTACAGGACAGTAGCAATTTTGCAACATAAATTTTTTGAAAAATAATATAATACAATGCCAAGCGGAAAATTTAACGGAAAAGACATGAAGGTTTACACCGTTTCAGGTGGAACAGAAACCTTGATAACGGATACAGATTCAAGTGAAATTAGTTTCACGATGTCTCCGATAGACACTACAACCAAAGATTCAAACGGTTGGAGAGAAGTAATTGCAGGATTAAAAGAAGGTTCAATTTCGATTAGTGGAATGGTGAATTTTTCAGGCACAAATCAAGTGGATCAACTGGTAGATGCTTTGGTTAATGGTACACAGTTAACTGTTAAGTTTAAGACCACAACAACAGGAGACACAACCTACCAATGGGCATGCTTTGTGACCAGTGTACCTTTGACATTTGGACAGGATGAAGCCGCGACATTTACTTGTGATTTAACTCCAACAGGAAGTCCGACTATTTCAACAGTAGCACCATAATATGAAGGGATTAGTAGAGTTCAAAAATAACGAGGGAGAAGTTGTTATCAGTTGTTTATTTGTGATGACTTCAATCATGAATTTTTGTAAAGCAAGAAAACTTTCTTTTACGGAGTTTGAAAAAGAAATGTCAGATAGTTCGGACATGATCAAGGTTGTAGATAATTTTGTAGGAATGGTTTACCATGGTGCTAAAACTTATGCTTCATTTAATAGACAACCTTTTGATAAAACAGAAGAAGAAGTTTCAATACTAATAGACATAAATGGTTTGATGAGCCAAGAAAGTTTAATTACTATGAACAGGGCTTTGTATGGTGGTTTTGATGTAGTAGAAAAAAAAACGGAGCAGGAGGTGACAACGTAAACGTAAGCTTATATAATTTATTATTGTATTGTTATGGAGAACTCGAATTAAGGGAAGATGATTTAATTACACTTACTTTGTTCGAGTTCTTTATGTTATCAGAGGGGTACAAGAGAAGGGAAGAAAAAAAATGGTTACATACAAGGGAATTAATGACAATAATAAATAATACTTCATTTGGTGGCAAAGCTATAACGCCAGAAAAAATCAAACCTTTGGAATTGGACAAATCAATAGTTCAAGACCAAACTGCAAGTATAAATTTATTTAAAAATATGGTAAAATAATGGCGGCAGATTTAGAAGTACAAATAGGGGTTGATTTAAAAGAACTAAAGACTGGTTTAGGAAAAGTTTCTGAACAATTAGAGCAATTTTCTAATAAAACAAGAAAAGATTCTAATTCAGTTGGTGAATCATGGACAACTAATTTAAGTAGTATTGTAAAAGGGTTTGTTTCTATTGAATTGGCTTCTAAGGCACTCACAGGAATAAAGAATCTATTCTTATTAGAGGAAAGGTTTAATGCTCTTAAAATGCCTTTAAAAAACGTCACAGAAGCCACAGGAGATTATGGTGTGGCGTTAGGGTTTATTACTAAGCTTGCAGACCAAACAGGACAAGATTTATTTGTTTTAGGTGATTCTTATAAAGGACTTTATGCATCTGCTAAACAAGCAGGAATTGCAACTTCGGAAATAAATAATGTATTTAAGTCAGTTGTGGATGCTGGGTCGGCATTAAAACTAAGCAATGAACAAGTTTCTTTATCATTGAAAGCTGTTGAGCAAATGATGAATAAAGGTACTATTTCGAGTGAAGAGTTAAAAGGACAATTAGGTGAGCAATTACCGGGTGCTTATGGCATAATGGCTAAGGCAGCACAAGATGCAGGGCTATCGGTTTCAGGAAGTACGCAAGAATTAGGGAAATTATTAGACGAAGGAAGATTAGCATCTGCTGAGGTTTTACCGTTTTTTGCTAAAAGAATGGAAGAAGCATTTGGTAAAAATGCGGAAGCAAATATAAATACCATTAGTGGTTCGGCAAATAGGTTAACAAATGAGCTTGCATTATTAATAACTGCCTTAGATGATTCTAAAGTAACTTCTTTTTGGGCATCAATGCAAAACGGATTAGCTAATATGGCTAAGGATTTGACTTATATTGTAAAGTCAGGAAGTTGGCAAGACTTCTTTTCTTTCTTTGGAGGCAATAGAATTGGTATTATGGGCAAAAGGTTAGGCACAGAAATGCAAGATGCTTTATTTGCTTCAAAAAGTGCAGCAGATCAAGCAAAAGAATATTCTAATTTAAATAAAGAACTTGCACAACATGTAAAGACAAGCAGAGAATTATTAGCTGTTGGTATAACTCCAAATACCAAAGCCATGGAAGAACTGACACAAAAAGTAAAAAGATATAAAGAGTTAATGTCCGGTAGTGGTTCAGGTTCTGCTGCTAAACATCCGACAATAGTTCCGCCAGAAGAAACAAAGGCGGTAAAAGATTATACTTTTGAACTTGCTTTATTGAATTTAGAAATAAAAAACACCCAAAAAAATATAAAGGAATTAAATGAAGCAAGGGAACTTTCTAATTTAAAAACATTGGGAAGAACTTCGGTAAATACTATTCCTTTTACAATGTCAAGGTCAGAAGATGCGAGCAAAAAAGACAAAGGGTTAATTGACCAATTATTTGGTGAAGATTTAAAAAAGTCAACAGATAATTTGCAGTCAAAATTTGAAGCATTAAAAGGAAGTATAAAACCAATAATTTCAGGATTTAGCAGTGATTTAGTTAGTTTTGTTAATAAGAATTTTTATACAATTAATGAAGCTATGACAATGGGAACTCAATTCTTAGGAGATGTTTTAGCAACAGGGTTAGCATCAATTTTTAACAGAAATATAAAATTTGATTTCAAAAAGATGCTTGGTCAGTTTTTAAGTGCATTAGGAGATTTCTTTTTTAAAATGGCTACACCTTTAATAGTAGGAGGAATTTTAATGAATATAGCAGTACCGGGTTCTGGAACTGCTCAACTTATTTCAGGTGGCAAATTAGCAGCATTAGGTATAGGGTTAAAAGGTGGTGGTATGGCTTTGTCAAGTTCATCTGTTGGTTCTTCTTCTACTTCTGTTAGTACTTCAACAGGAGCAAGGAATATTGTACCATTCCAAAATCCATCAGGATTTAACAACACCGTAAAATTCGAGATTCAAGGCAATACATTAGTAGGGGTATTAAATAACGTAAATAGAGCAAATGGCTAAGGCATTAAAATATTTCTTTGAGTTTTCAGATATTGACGCAGACGATTACAAAGTAGAAATTTGGGTCGAAGGTTTTGCAGGCACAGCGACAGAATTAATAGCAGGAGGTAATCCACTAACACGAACGTACAATAAAGACGTTGGCGAGAAATATCTCGGTGGAATTGTACCATCAGTTATTAGCATTGAAGCCATTTCGAATGCTTCGTTTCATGCGGTGGACTTTACCGGTCAAAATTATGGCGATGCTGTAGCGGTTGTTTACAAGAATACAGTATTGCAATACAATGCTATTATTGTGCCTTTTGAAGGTTCGGATTCAGATTTAAATGATGGGATTTATTCTGTTAATTTAAGTGCTGAATGTGGATTGGTAAATTTAAAAACTATAACTTTTTTACCATCAGGAACAAGAAAAAAGTTATTAGATGTAATAATACAATGTATTAACAATATTCCATACGTCAATAGCTTTGGATATTCAGTAGTTGATAATGTAGATTTAAGGGATGCAGATTTAAATAAGCCATACTATTATGAATCGTTTATAGAAGATAAGTTCTTTGAGGGGTTAAGTTGTTATGATGTTATTAATAGTATAATTCAGCAATACGGACAATTTACGTTTACCGATGGAAGATGGGATATTAAAAACATTGCAGAAATATCAAAAGTAAATAGCGTAAAAAGGACTTATAGTAATGCTGGAGTTCTTCAATCAAGCACAACGTACACAAGACCAGATGAAAGCGTAACAAGGATAGCAGGCGGCGATTTTGGGCTTATGTTCAGCCAAAAGAGCGTAACGATTGAAAAGGCTAAATCAATATCAAGAAGTTTAAATTCAAATGCAGATTTTGAAAATGCAAGCGGTTGGACTTTTGAGGGTTTCGGGGCTGCAATTTTTGAGATTACAAATGGCTATTTGACAAATCTTGGAAATACTTTGTTTAATCCAGAAGTTGATGGTTCTTATGCTCAAAGTCCTCCAACAACATATTTTCCTTTTAAAAGTAGTTTTGAACTTACACCTAAACAAGAGCTAAAGATTAAATTTAAATCTACAAAAGGTAGTTTTATAAAAAATTTAAGGCTTCAAATAATAGCCGTTCAAGACTTAGATGTTAATTTTTATTATTTAACAAACGAGTCAAGTTGGTATAGAGCAGTTGAAGGTGTAGGCACTCCAATTTATGCTGCAAACTTTAAAGATGGTGTTGAAGAGGTAATACCAATCCCACAAGTTCCTTTTCTTTTACCGGACACACCTCCAGTTCTTTCAAACGTCATACCAGTTTATGGTGAATTTATGCCATTTCCATATCTTGATGCAGTTTCTAATTTGCCTTATAAAATTTACGTTAGGGTATTTAGACCAGAAAGGTTGGGAGATGATATACCAGCAGGTTTACCAGCTTTAGATTTAACAACTCAAATAGATTATATTCATATAACAGCAGAGGAAATTAATAATGATTCCCTTAATGGTTTTACTAAAAAATTCGGGGTATCAAGCCAAAAAGATAGAAGTGGAGATTTAACGATAAAACTTGGTGTAGGTTATCCATCATTCCCAGTTTCTTATGATTCTTTGTTTTTTAACGGATCAACAACAAAGCCAATAACACTTTACAATTCTTTACCTATTGAAGAATTTATTGCTGATTCGTATTTAAGTGTTTTATCTCAAAGACAAAAGTTTTATCAAGGTACAGTAATTGCCAATATTGAGTTTGGAGACTTATTAGATATTGATGGCGAAAAGCACAGAATACATAATTACGAATACAACTATAAATTAAAGCAGGCAAATATTAAAACAATCGGATTGGGAGTTAATGCTGATACGATTGAAGAATTACCAGTTTACGATTCGGATGTTAATTTAGATATTGATTCTATTCTTAATCAAGTTGATATTGATATGAATAGAAAGTATGGAGACAACCTTAATTTAAAGTTTGTTGACAAAAATATTCAAATTAATACCTTAGCCGATGGGCAAAAGAGTTTAAGTCTTAGACAAGATTTTAGAATCAGCAGATTATATTCAACTGACGTATTTTTAAGGACTGCAAGCGATGGAAGTATTCAAGACGTTGCAGAAGATACAGAGGGGAATTTTACACTAATAAAGCCAGCAAAAGATGGTACTTATGCTTTATTAGAAGATATTGAGGATTTAGCTTGGTTACAAGAGGGAAACACTGCAACGGTGGCGACAAAGAAGCTGGGAACGCTTGACAACTTTGATTTTAACATAATCAGGAACAATGTCAATATTGGACAAATTAAGTCCACAGGATTAGACCTTTTAGATAATAGATTAGACGTTGGAGCGGTTCAGTATAACGTGGCAACGGCTCAAACTGTTGGCGTTGCTAAGACAATTTGGAACGATACATTTGGAACATTAGAATTTGGCTTAAAAGGCGGAAATATTAATTACCGTTTAGGTCAAAGTTCAATCGTTTATGTTAAGAGTGCCGACAATGCAGGGCTAACAAAGGGAACGGTTGTTTATACAGCAGGAAGTGATGGCATTAATAAGACCGTAAGATTAGCACAGGCAAACGCAGAGAGTACAAGCAGCAAAACATTTGGTATTATAGCGGAAACCGTAACTGGTGGAGAAAAAGCATTTTGCACAACCTTTGGGAATATTGAGGGCATAAACACCTCCGCATTTGCTGAAGGTGCAACGATATATTTAAGCCCGACAGTTGCTGGAGGAATGACAACAACAAAGCCATCAGCACCCAATCACATGGTGGTAGTTGGATTTTGTTTAAGAAGTCATGCAACGCAGGGGGTAATATTTGTAAAAGTACAAAACGGCTTTGAACTTGATGAGATTCACGATGTAGCCATTGGTACGTTGGCGAACAATAACCTTTTAGCTTACGAATCAAGTACGAGTTTATGGAAGAACAAAACTTTTGCGGAGTTAGGATTATCATCAGGAACAGGAACGACAAACTTTGTAACCAAGTGGTCAAACGCAACTGGAGGGTTAACCAACTCGCAGATTTTTGACAATGGGGTTAATGTTGGGATTGGCACGCCAACACCTTTAGGATTATTAGAGTTGTACGGAACAGGCACACCAAGTGGTATGCTTAGAATAATAACTATTGGTGGAGGTGGATTTACTATTGGAGCTAAAGACAATACAGCAAACCCTATTTGGAGGATTGGTACTAATTCTGGAGAAAGTTTAGCTTTTGAAGTAGGAGGTGGCACATCGGGTTTGTTTTTGAATCCTTTTAACAACGTAGGGATAGGAACGGATAATCCGACCTATAAATTAGAAGTTGTGGTTGGAAGCACGGGGGCATTCTTTACAAGATTATCAGGTAATGTTGGAGTTACAGCACCTGCAATTGGTTTACAAACAGCAACAACAACAACAAGAATTAACAGTTTTGGCGATGCATTGCAATTTTTTACGGGAGTAGTTGGTTCGACTACTACGCAAAAGATGACTATACTAGCGGATGGCAACGTAGGCATAGGCACAACAACACCAGTATCTAACCTTACAATTAATGGGTCAACAGGATTATATTTAAGACACTCAAGTGGTGGCAAGATAATTTTTGATGACACTGACGTAGCCGATGCATCAACACCTATGTCATGGATAGAGGGAGCTAATGGTGCAATTAACTTTTATAGAGCAAATAGAAACGCTACTACTGGATTAACTACTGGTTCTACGCAATCAATGGTTATAAATGCAGGAGGTTCTGTCGGCATAGGTAGTACGGCTTTAACAGGTATAAGCCTTAGGAATGCGAAAATAGTTACAGGAGCAACATCCGCTTATGGTTATTTACAAGACGGACAAATACAAAGTGATGTAACTACCTTTGCGTCTTTAATACAAAGCAATGTCTCGCAAGTCTCAGGTGTTACTACGCCTAATGTATATGCCTTTATAGCCAATCAAGGGACAGTATCAGGCACAATAAGTAACCTTCATGGATATTTTGTTAATTCTAATTTAGTTGGAGGGGTAAATAATTACGGCTTTAGAGGATTGATACCTGCTGGAACTGGACGTTGGAACTTGTACATGGACGGTACAGCCCAAAACCATTTCAGAGGCAATGTAGGAATAGGTGCAGGAAGTACAGTACCAACGACCGAATTAGATGTTTTGGGAATTACACGAACCACAAACCTAAGAATTACCAACGGTGCTGCGGTGGGTAAAGTTTGGCAGTGTAATAATGTTAATGGAACTGGTGAATGGGTCACTCCTTTGAGTTCTGAAAGGTACATTGGTGAATGGGCAGCAAATAGTGGTGTAGCACCAAGTGCAAGTCCTACAACAGGAGATTATTACGTGGTAAACACCGCAGGAACATATCTTGGGATTACTTACGCAGCAGGAGATGAAATATATTGGAATGGAACGGCATGGCTAAAGAGGTCTAATTTCTTAACCTTACCAATAGCGACAGCTTCTGTTTTGGGTGGAATCAAAATAGGAACGGGATTAACAATAGATGGCAGTGGTGTTGTAAGTGTTGCAAGCTTGGCAACTGCGAGAACAATATCTGCAACGGGCGATGGTACTTGGTCGGTTAGTTTCAACGGAAGTGCTGATGTGTCAGGGGCTTTGACTTTGGCAAACGTAGCAACCGCAGGCACTTATAGGAGTGTTACAATCAACGCCAAAGGTTTAGTAACTGCAGGGACAAACCCGACAACAATTTCAGAATATGGAATAACGGATTTTTATGCTCAAATAGTTAGTGGATTTGTTACAGGTGCAAATTCAACTGTATTAGATACAGATTCGTTGGAAGTTGCTTTGGAAAAGTTGCAAGGGCAAATAAATGCGAGAATTTCGGAGAATCAAACGATTACACTAAGTGGTATAGTAACAGGTTCGGGAACGACTGCAATAACCACAGCAATAGCCGATGCAGCTTTAAGTATTGCTAAGACGTCAGGATTGCAAACCGCATTAGATAGTAAACAAGCCACATTAAGCGGAACAGGATTAGTATTGTCAACTGCTGGAACAATAACTTATGTTACTAACAATTCAACGAATTGGAATACGGCATTTGCCGAAAGAAATAGATGGGATGGCGGGGCGACAGGATTAGTTGCTGCGACAGGTAGAACTTCGCTTGGATTGGTAATAGGTACAGACGTTCAAGCTTATGATGCAGATTTGCAAGCCATTGGAGCATTAGCAGGAACAAGTGGAATATTAAGAAAGACCGCAGCAAATACTTGGTCATTAGATACTAATACTTTTATCAATTCTGAAAACTTAATTGACTTTAGGGCTACCACAAGTCAACTTGGATTTGTTGCTATTGGTACAACAATGGAGGTTAACGGCTTTGGGGTTATAAACCAAAAGTCAGGAATAGTTACAACAGGAACTTATCGTAGTGTAACAGTTGATACTTATGGACGAATAACAGCAGGAACTAATCCGACAACTATATCAGGTTATGGCATAACGGATGCTTATACAAAAACAGAATCAGACGCAAGATTTGTGGCTTTGGCTGGAAGTTATGTAAACCCGACATGGATTGCATCATTAGCTTGGACAAAACTTACTGGAGTGCCGACAACGTTTGCACCATCAGCACATACGTTGGATAGCCACTCAAACGTAACGATTACAAGTAATTCAGCTGGGGAATTATTAAGATGGAACGGTACAGCATGGATTAATAGTACCTTAGCTGAATCAGGCATACAACCTTTAGATGCAGATTTAACATCAATAGCTGGTTTGACAGGTACAACTGGGTTACTTAGAAAGACCGCTGCCAATACTTTTGTTTTAGACACTGCGACATATTTAACAGGTATTACTTCTCTTCAAGTAACTACAGCATTAGGATTTACACCTTACAACGCAACCAATCCATCAGGATTTATAACTTCTTCGGGAAGTATTACGGGGTCGGCAGCGACATTAACAACGGCAAGGACATTTACCATAGGCACTACAGGAAAAACTTTTAACGGAAGTGCAAATGTAGCTTGGACACTTGGTGAGATAGGGGCTGCTCCAACTGTTCACACACACGCAGCAGTGGATATTGTTTCGGGTGTCATTGCAACGGCTCGCTTGGCAACAGGTACGGCATCAGCAACAACGTTCTTGAGAGGAGACCAAACTTGGGCGACATTGCCAGCACCTACACTTACAAGTACAAGAATAGGCTTTGGAAGTGGCTCAAACCTTCTGACAAGTAGTGCAAACTTTACATTTGAATCCGACAGGATTATCGCTATCAAAGAAGGTACTACAAGCAAAATGGAAGTAGCCAGATATATTGGTTCAAGCAACTACGGGCTATATGTTACGGGTGGTAATTTGGAATTACAAAGTTTAACAGGTGGCACTGTTATTTCAAAGTCAAACCACAATTTTGAAGGTCGCATTTTGCTAAATAATGCCGCAGGAACAGCAGGTCAAGTTTTGACAAGTCAAGGGTCGGGAGCAAATCCGACATGGACAACTGTTAGCGGTGGCACACAGAATTTAGATTCTGTTTTGGGAGTTGGTAATACTGCAATAAATAAGCAGATAATATTAAACGGCACAAACAGTGTATTTGATAGTGCAGCAATTATGTTCTATAAAAACGGAGCGGAAAAAGGAAAACTACACTACGATAATCAGTTTGTAGAACGTTTACGTTTATCATCAACTTCAATAATACAGATTGAATCTTCAGTGAGTGTGGGTTTGTATGGAACAAGTGCAATTATTGGTAGTTTGTCAGGAACAGGAACAAGAATGGTTGTGACTGATGCAAGTGGTGTTTTATCCACCCAAGCAATACCAAGCGGTGGCATTGGCAATATTGATCAAGTTTTAGCGGCTGGAAATACTTCAATAAACAAAAGTTTTAATATGCAAAATGGAGGATTATTTTTCAATTCTCAAAATAATTCATTAGTTGGAGGTATATCGGGTTCTTCTTTCTTAGATGGTTCACCTGCAAGTTTAAGTATATCTACAGCTACAAATATTATGATGCAAATTAGTGCAGGTTCATTTAATGTAATTTCGGAAAATGTAACAATAGGGATACCTAATACGACTGGATTAATAAATCTACATGGTACACCATTTAATTTTAACGAAAATGCTCAAAATTTAGGCATGGGTGAAAATGGAAGCCAATGGGGATGGAACTTTATCCAATCTTCACCGCAACCGGGAGATAGAATAATATTCTTTTGGGATGGAACAAGGTTTGTAATGTCTCATGTTCATACATACACTTCAGGCGGTAAAACATATTTAACAATAGATTAATTTAAACAAAATAAAAACATGGGTTACATTTGGGATGTAGAGCCGAAATCTTTCACGGACGAGGTAGGAGAAACAAGAACAATAGTAGGCATAATGTGCAGTGCAGTTTCAGCAGTTGAATACAGCAGAAACGAATTTAAAGTAAGAGACTTATGGATTGCATTTGTGCAAGATTCTGGCTCGCTTTATAATGCAAGATATTTTTCAAGCAATGACTTGGTTCAGAAATTGGTAGCAGGAGGAGAAACAGAAGATGAGGCAAAGTTAAATGTTAAGTCTATTTTAAAAGGGCTTGATTACGGAACACTTGAAGAAATAGAATTAAATGCCGAGAAATTGGCTTCAATGTATGGCTACGTTTTAGTAAAATCAAATTTAAATGCTACTTTTGTAGAAACTAAAATTTAATTTATGACAAACAGAGAAGCAAAAGAAAAGTGTATCATTGCAAGCTTGTTAAGTTATTCTAATCAAGTAGGATTATTAACGGCATTGCAGTTAAGAAAAAACCAATCGCAAATAGCTGAAAAGATTATTGCAGATGAAAATGAGATAAAGAAAATTTCTCAAGAAAAGGAAAGCAAAGACGAAGAAGAGGCATTGGAAGTTTTTTTAAACAAAGAGTTTGAAGGAAATTTCTTTTATGTCAATATAAACGACATTGGTAATATCAAAGGAGAGGTTATAAGCCTACAAAACGGAGGACAAGTAGATGCTAAATGGGCAGCAGAAAATTTAATCGGTAATATTATAATTGTACCAGAATAATGTTAAGCACCAAACAAATAATATCAATCTTTGGCAAAGCAGGAGATGACAGAAACTTAATCACTGTTACCATGCCATATTCAAGGCGTATTGCTTGGGATTTAAAGGCACTTACCAATAAGATGCAATGTCACAAGTTAGTCGCTCCAGTATTTCAAAAGATTCACACCGAGATATTGAAGCATTACGGCATTGAGGAAATTAAAAGGCTGGAGATTGATATTTTTGGTGGGTGTTATAACTTTAGGAAAATGCGAGGTGGTTCGGATTGGTCAAGGCATAGCTGGGGCATTGCAGAAGATTTAAACCCGATTAAAAATGGGTTGAAAATTAAGGCAGATAAAGCACAATTTGCCAAAAAAGAATATAGAACTATGATGGAAATATATTATGCAAATGGGTTCATTAATCAAGGCGTTGAAAAGGGTTTTGATGCAATGCACTTCGAATTTAAAGAGTTTAAATAAATGGTAACAAAAGAGCAGGTATTTGGCAAGTTGGTGGATGCGTTTATTACGTTAAGTGTACCGGCAACAACATTTGCATTTTTAGCTGAATATAACATTGCTCATGCTATTGTAGGGGCAGGCGGTCAAGCCATTGCGATTGGTTCACGAAAAGTAAGCGAATTTAGAAAGAAAGGCAAAAGCAAAGAAGAGCCAGTTTGGTACTGGGTTGCATCAATTACGTTGGGTGCTATTTTAGCCTACATCAGCACACCGTTTATTTCATCAAGATTTAATCTTCCAGAGTTATTGGTTGGTTTAGGTATGGGATCCATTGCACAATTTACATGGGATATAATATTAGCATTTAAAGATAGTGTAATTAAAACCATAGGCAATGGAGAAGATAATGAATAAGCTAATTAGCGAAGATACCTATTTGGTGTTTGTTTCGATTCTGTTGATAGTTTTATCGCTTGGTGGTATGATTCACTACCAAAATAAATATAAGAGGTCAGAGGGCATAATTAAGGCAGTAATAAATGAATCAGTAAAAGAAGGTGTAAATAAAGATTCTTTAAAAAAAGCGGTTTATAATTGCGATAAAAGTAAATAATGGAATCAAAGGTTTGGGAGTATGCATCGATTATCTTGTTCGGGAGCATAGCACTGGCAGATTTAAAAGATATTGATTTATGGTTATTGATATTGAGTAGGATTGCAGCAACAGTTTTCTTTGTGGTTCGCACAATTTGTTACATCAAAAAAATTAAAAAGACATGATTTGGAAGTATTTAAAGATGAGTAAAGTAATTACCTATATTGTAATAGGTATATTCATCATTATTAGTTTTTTTAGTTTTTGGAATTATACCACAGTCAACAACAGGAAGTATAAGAAATTGTTAATCGAAAGAGACACATTAATTATACACAAAGCAAAATTGAATAAATGGGCTAATGAAACACAAAGAATGCTTGATGAGACCATTCAGGCAAAGAAGACCAACGATTCATTATTCCAGATATTAGTACAGGAGCAGAGCAAAGATATTAAAGCAAAAGCCAAAGCGATAGAAAGATATAAGAATGGTTTGATTTGTAAAGTTCCGCAAAAAATCAAGGTCGGGTTTATGAAACATAGAACGGTACTGGTGGAGGTGAATTGCGATAGTTTGGCAAAAACATTACGTTAATCATTTTTTAAATTTTATTATTTATTTTAAAGATAGGGCTAATTTAGTCCTATTTTTTTTGTTAATAAAAATAAATCAAATTATTTTTTGTACTTTTGTCAAATGAAAAAGTATAAGATAAATGACGATGTACGATTAATAGTTAATCAGTACATGGAATTGATGAAAAAAGGCGTTTCAATGAAACGTTTGGCTGATGATACAGGTATAAGTTATCATTACTTCTACAAGATGCTGGTGGAGCAGTCGATGCCAGTGTTTAAAACTCAAAAAATGAAAGACAAGGCAAATGTGTTTTTGGCTCGGGAAGATGTAAAGGAAATTTTAAAAATGAATAATAAATTGTATGAAAGAAAAACTGATTGAATTGTATGGGTTCATTGAGCAACAACTTGCTGGAGAGCATGATTGGTATGTTCAAGCAATGTTAAGAGATAAATTAAATGCGATTAACACTATTTTAAAGAAGTTACCATATTACGATGTAATTGAAGACTATGAAAGACAGATTTGAAGAAGCCAAAAGGCTTATGTATTTAGCCCTTTTAAGCCAGTCGCTGATAGACGAAATTGATGATGGTATAGGATTGTTTAAGATGAAGACAAAACAGCGAGCCAAAGCCTTGTTAGAAGACCTTATGATTTTAATGAATAAAGACCTTGGGAGTGAAGGAGCAGTTGACCAGCTTGTGAATCTTACGGTATGGCATAAACAAATGTATAATATCTTGATTGCAACAGGCGAATTGTCAAGATTGGAACAGCAATGTTTTGAGCAAGATTGGAATGTTTTAATAACTAAATACAAGTTGAAATCATGATGCAAACGCAACACATTGAAAAAAAAAGTATCCGCCTATACTGCTTTAGCGGAAAAAATTAAAAAAATAAAAATTACAAAAAAATGAGTTTCAATGTGTTGCAAGTGTTGCGGAGCTTATAACTTATTATAAATTAGATAGTTATAAACAACACTTTGCTTTTTTTAAGTGTTTTGGAAGTGTATCACGCAACACATTTGATTTTTTTTTAAGTAATTCTATTTTTTATTTTACCTAAAAAGGTATATTTTTATTTTTTAAAACTAAAATTTAACAATGATTACTATTTTTAAAACACTTTACGGAAGTAAGGACGTGCCTTACCATGTAACCATGGAAAAGGTAATAGACCGAATAAAAAACGGATCCTCCGCTGCAACAATTCAAGCCATAGCAGATGCGGCAGATAAAGAGACAAAACAGAAGTTAAAACTTACTTTACCTTGCATTCTTTTTGCTGGCAATTTTTCAGAAAGAAATTCAAACTCCTTAATTAAGCATTCAGGGCTTTGTGTTCTTGACTTTGATGGAATACCATTGGATGAGATTAAATCATTTAAAGAAGTATTAAAACAGAATGAGCATATTACATTAATCTTTAAAAGTCCCAGAGGTAATGGCTTAAAGGCTGTTATTAAAATACCAGAGGCAAATAAGGAAAGCCACAAAAAGTATTTTAAGGGGTTTGAAAATAAATTCAATTACGATTACTTCGATTCGGCTTGTTCAAACATTGATAGGGTATGTTTTGAATCCTATGATCCGGACTTGTATTATAATCCAAATGCCAAGGTATTTGAATGTAATATTGAAAACGATGAAGGTTATCAAATGACAGAGAAAGTTCCTTTGCTCCCGATTGATAGCGAGGAAGAAATAGTAAATCGTTTGATGAAGTGGTGGGATGCAAAATATGGTTTTGTTGCTGGCGAAAGAAATAAAAACATTTACGTTTTAGCTTGTGCTTTTTGTGAATATGGAGTAAGCCAAGATTATGCTATTGGATATATTAACAACAATATTGTTATTGGAGACTTTCCAGAGAAAGAGGCTATAACGGCAATCCGGTCAGCATACAAAAAGATGACTTTTGGAACTAAGTACTTTGAAAATGAGCAGAAGATTAATAAAATCAAAAGTTCGTTTAAGGACTTAAAAAAAAATGAAATAATTAACAAGTTTGGCATTGATGATTCAACCTATACTGAAATTAAAGAAGAAGTGGATCATGATTTCTTTTGGTATTATACCGAAGAGAAAAAGCCAAAATTAAAAATAGATTCTTTGCTGTTTAAGAATTTTTTAGAAAGGCATGGCTATAAAAAGTTTTTCCCGCATGAATCAAATAATCCGACTTTGGTCTTTATTGAGTCAAATAAGGTCGAGGAGACATCATCGGACAAGATTAAGGACTTTGTATTAGAATATCTTTTAAGTAAGCGAGAAAACGAAGTTTGGAACTATTGCAGTACTTCCTCCAAATTGTTTTCGGACGATTACCTAACTATGTTAAGCACCATTGAATTAATGATGCTCAAGGATGAAAAGGACAAATCTTACATAGCATTTAGAAATGGCATATTAGAAGTAACAGCAGACAAAATAGAACTAAAAGATTACATTGATATTGAAGGTTATATCTGGAAGAACCAAATTATAAATAGAGAGTTTAAAAGGACATTAAATTATGAGAATGATTACAAAAGCTTTATAAACAATATTTGTAAGGATAAATCAATAGAATCTGTAATAGGGTATCTACTTAGCACTTATAAAGACAATACCAATAACAAGGCTATAATATTAAATGATGAAGTAATAAGCGAAAACCCAGAGGGTGGCACCGGCAAAGGTTTATTTATTCAGGGAATTAAACAGATCCGAAAGGTTGCTATCTTGGATGGTAAAACTTTTGACGACAAGAAGTCTTTTCCATACCAAACAGTTCAGCAAGACACCCAAATACTTGTTTTTGATGACGTAGTAAAGAATTTTAACTTTGAATCCAAGTTTAGTCTTGTTACTGAAGGCATGACATTGGAGCGAAAGAATAAAGATGCAATCAAGTTAACAGTGAAGGAAAGCCCGAAAATGGTTATCAGCACCAACTATGCAATAAAAGGCGAAGGGAACAGCCATGACAGAAGAAGGTTTGAAATAGAATTTGCCCAGCACTACGGAAAGAAAAACACTCCTTTTGATGAGTTTAAGAGACAAATCTTTGACGACTGGACAGTCAATGATTTTACGCATTTCGATAATTACATGGTCTTTTGCTTGCAATCGTATTTAAGAGATGGATTAATGCAACAGGATGCCAAAAACATCAAGTTAAGGAAATTTATCGCAGAAACTTCAATGGAGTTTTACGAATGGATCAATGACAGCGAAAACTTCAGGAGCAATACACGAAACAATAAGGGCAAAGCTTATGAAGCATTTGTGAACGAATATATTGACTACAAAAAACTATCAAGAAAGAGGTTTCATATTTGGGTTGAGAAGTATTCAAATTACAAAGGATTTATATTTTCGGAAGGAAATACACAGGGCGAAAGGTGGTTTATGGTTACAGACGTTAATACATTGGAAGATGCACCATTTTAAATTAAGAGACTACCAGCAGGAAATAGCCAATAAGGCTTTAAATATATTGCAAGCCAAAAAGATTGTTTACCTTAACATGGAAGTTAGAACAGGAAAGACTTGTACTTCATTAGAGGTGGCTAAAAACTACGGAGCTAAAAAGGTTTTATTCCTGACAAAGAAAAAAGCCATTGGGTCAATACAAAGCGATTACAAAAGCTTTGGGCATAGTTTTGAAATACAAATCATTAATAATGAATCATTACATAAAGTAACTGACAAAGATTTTGATTTGCTTATTTCTGATGAGCATCACAGGAACGGAGCATATCCCAAAATGAATATTGCTACAAAATTTATTAAAGAAAGGTTTTCACATTTGCCAATGATATTCCTTTCCGGTACGATTTGCCCAGAATCATATTCACAGATTTATCACCAATTTGCAGTTTCTGATTATAGCCCTTTTATTAATTATAATAACTTTTATAAATGGGCTAAGGACTTTGTAAATATTAAAAAGAAATATGTATCTTACGGTGAATTAAACGATTACAGCGATGCTAATATAGAATTGATACAAAAGTACATTAATCCTTATATTATAAGTTTTACGCAAAAGCAGGCTGGCTTTACAACGGAGGTTAAGGAAAATGTATTAACCGTAAAAATGAAGCAGCAGACATACGACCTAATTAACAAGTTAAAAAAAGATTTAATAATAGAGGGTAAGCAGGAAGTAATACTGGCGGACACAGGCGTAAAGCTAATGAGTAAGGTACACCAGCTTTATAGCGGAACGGTGAAGTTTGAAAGCGGAAATTCTATGATTATAGACGACAGTAAAGCCGAGTTTATAAAAGAAAGGTTTTCTGGAGTTAAAATAGGGATATTCTACAAGTTCAAAGAAGAATATAACCTATTAAAAAAGGTATTTGGCGAAAACTTATGTAATACAGTTGAGGAGTTTGACAGCACAGAAAAAAACATCGCTTTGCAAATTGTTTCGGGTCGGGAAGGCATAAGTTTGAAAAATGCCAAATATTTGATATATTTAAATATTGATTTTTCAGCGACATCATATTGGCAAAGCAGAGACAGGCTTAGCACGATGGAAAGGCTTAAAAACGATGTATTTTGGATTTTTGCAGAAGGTGGTATAGAGTTCTATATTTACAAGGCAGTTATGAACAAAAGGGATTTTACACTACAATTTTTTAAACAATATGTTAGAAAGCAAGATACAAGCTAAGATAATAAAGCGGTTTACCGATGCAGGTTATTTGGTGATTAAATTAATCAAAACATCAAAAAACGGAATCCCGGACTTAATGGCTTTAAAAGATGGTAAAACTATTTTTATAGAAGTTAAAAGACCATTGTTGGGCAAATTGTCAAAGGTTCAGGAATACAGGATAAAGGAATTAAAAGAATATGGGTTCGATACATTAATATTAACAGAATGAATTACAATAAAGAAAAACAAGAGATAGAGACTTTGGAGAATCACAAAGCTTTTTATAAAACAATCAAACAAATATGCGACAGAGATTTTGTTCTTTCCGGATCCAAACCAATGAACCACATTTGTAGCCTGCAGGACAAAATAGGGGTTTTCATTAAAACAGAAAAAGGTTTAAAGTTAGCAAACAAAGACCAGCGATTAAGAGATGCGGAATTTGCTGACAAATGGTTAGAAAAAGTAAGTTTAGATTTAATAGATTCAGGAATATCATGGTAGAAGAAAAACAAGCAAACAAAGTCAATCAATTTGCAACAAAAGGAAATAGGAATTTCCCAAAGGAAGATTTTACAAGAAATCATAAGAAATCAAAAGTAAAGTCAATAGCAGATCCAAGATTAGAAAAAATCAACATTTTGCTATCACACCAACGCAGAGGGTGTTTAAACAAAACAATAGAATTGCACCAGCTCGATATAATGAAAGCAAGGTGGGAAAGAGATGGTTATACCTTAACAGTAATAAACTAATGCTAATAAAAGATATTCAAGACTTGGAGGTTAGAAAGCTGGCACTAATAAGGCAGCAAGCTTATCAAGGCAAATCAAACATAGAACAACCATTATTAACTGCATTCCTTTTTAGTTCAACTCCAGAGGGCGGTTCTTTTTGGAGGAAAGTAAAGAATAAAAAAAAATAATCGTATTTATTTTTTTAATCAAATTTTTGTTTTAATTTTGGGCATGGATAAAGCAACACGAAATAATTTAATTCAATTTGGAATTGGGTTAATTATAACGCTTACTTTAATCGGTGCGTTAACAGGTATTATTTTAAAATTTTTAAACAATTAAAACAAATGAAAAAAGAACTTAATTTAATTATGGAAATATTAGATAATTCCATAAGTTTTCAACTTCATCATATTTCATACAGGATTGATGGAGGTTACTTAGAAGTCTATTCTAAGGATTCAAGACATTTTAGTGCTACTAAGTTAATAGGCACTATAGAAGGTATTGATCATGTTGGCTGTTATATGGAGTACAATGAAAAGTTGGACAAGGTAGTATTAGTAATATTTTAAACAAGTAATAATTATGGCTATAATAGCTAAAAATTCAGGCGGTGGAGATTATGCCCCAATGGAAAGTGGAATGTACGTTGCAAGATGCGTACAAATGATTCAAATCGGTACAATAACCGAAATAATAAATGGTGAAACAAAGACACACCACAAAGTAAGATTAGGGTTTGAGTTCCCGACAGAAACAAAGGTATTTAAAGAAGAGAATGGAGAGCAGCCTTATTTCCTTTCAAAGGAATATACACTAAGCTTCCACGAAAAAGCAACCTTACGCCAGCACTTGGAGACGTGGAGAGGCAAGAAGTTTACGGAGGAAGAAGCAAAAAGCTTTGATATAACAAAGCTAATTGGAGTTCCTTGCACTATTAATGTGGTTCATAAAGAAAGCAAGACTGCAAAGGTTTATGCCGAGATTGGAAGCATCAGCCCATTGATGAAGGGAACGGCTTGCTTAGAGCAGGTAAACCCGACACAAGTTTTAAGTTATGATGAGTTCAACTGGGATTTATTTAATAGCCTTCCAGACTTCCTTAAAAAGAAGATTGAGAGTTCTAACGAATACAAAGAAATGGCAACAAGTAAAGCTTTGGAAAACAATAAAACAACCGAAGAGGTCCCTTTTTAATATGAGAAACCCATTAGCAATATACAATGATTTTAGCCCGCTTTACGACATCAGTAAGGCGGAGCTTAAAAGTCTTGCCAAAGAACAGGCAGACTACATTTTAGAATCTGGATCATCAGAAAAAGCATTTGCCTTTCTTAAAAAAATATCAGAACTAATAGACAAGGTTGTCGATGGCATAAAAGACGATGCACTGGAGGAAGTAAGGAAAGGAAATAATCATGCTCATGGTGTTAAAATGAGCGTGGCGGGTAAAACTACTTATGACTACTCGAACGATGCTGTATGGTCAGATTTGAAGGTAAAAATCAAAGAACGTGAGGACTTCCTTAAGTCAATAAAATTTTTCATTGATGTAGTTGACGAAAACACTGGCGAAGTTACAAGAGTGATGCAGGCAGGCAGGAAGGTCACAGATTACATTAAATCTGAATTTTAGAATGTTAGAATTAATTATTATAATCATAGTAGCTGACTTAGTAATAAGTTGGCTACTATCAGACAAAAAAAAGAAATGAAAAAATATTTTGAAGACCCAGCAGAAAACACGAACCCATGGTTTCTGGTATCGTTTTTCTTATTCTCAATAATTTGCCTACTTTTAAAGGCATTACTCTAAACATCAAGTCCGAAAGACCATTTTTGCAAACGGTTAATTTCGGGCATGATACAATTTCACCTGATTTTTTTGGGTGCGATTGCAAAGGTCGGAGACGACAATAAAGTTCTTTTAACCGCAAACCAAATGCGAAACAATCAGAGGGGGAAATCCGAATAGTTATAGGGCGAAAGTACGCTGATAGCTAATACCAAGTTAGCGAGGTTTCAATGTTGGGTGTAACTTTCACGACACTTGGAAATTGTCTTTGCGGTTAAAAAAATGGTCAGGTGGCGGAAAAGTATAGACGCTAAAAAACTGCAATGAGGTATGTCCAATCCTCACATTAAACAAAAAGGGTATCAACGCAGGAGTGCGGAAGATTTGCAGGTTCACAATCCTGCCTTGACCACTTAGCAAGGTGTAAACGATAAGGAAATTTCGTCTCAGGTTTACATTAAGTTGCAGACGAACCGAAATGCTTACGGGTAACGGGGCTTAACTCATAAAGTCCAGAGAGCATAATCTAACGAGTGACAGCCTGAAAGAAGGCAAAATGGTCAGGTGGCGGAATGGTTTGGCGTTGGGATAAAAACTGAGGCCTGAGACATTGGTAGACGCACACAGTATTAATAAACAAAGAAGTGATTTATATAGGCGTAAATATAAAGAAACAGCTATATAAATACAGGTTCAAATCCTGTCCTGACCGCAACACGTATTTTCAGGTTTATTAGCTAAGATTGGGGCAGGTTCTGCTTGCTCCAACTTTTTTAAATGATTTAAACAAAAAACAACAATGAAACAAGCATTTAAAACTTGCAAGAATTGCAACATAAGTTATAACGTGAGCGACTCTCCTTCTCGAAAAGAAAATTGTAGAGATTGCTACAATGCTAACAGGAAGATAGTAAGGCAAGAGTTGGCGGAGAGAAATGGGTGTAGAAACTATGCCCACTACTTGAAGATGAAGAGAATAGAAAAAATCAACCAAGATAAGAGCCGAGAAGTATGGGCTGAAAATCTTTTAAAAACTTACTTATGACAAAGAAACAGATTAAAGAAAAGTACAAAATAGAACTCATCATGAAAGAAATGTGGGTTTGGGATGATGACCCGAAAGATGCCTGTTTATCGCTGGTAGCTTATAAGTGTGCCGAAAATCATTATCCTTATTTTACCATTGACAATGATGGGGATACGGGTTACTTTCAGTGTGCATCAGAAACCAAGCCGAACAAACCAAAACAGCCAAAGGTTGGAGATATTGGCTACTTCTGGGATAATGAGGAAAGTTATCTTTGTAGCGTATTGAAAAACATAGTCAATGATGGCAGACCAGCTTACTATTGTAGCTTAGGTTTGTGGTTTACCAATTTTTCAAAAGAGAAACAACCATGGATGAAATAATTAAAAATAATAAAAAAATGAGCAACGAAGCAATTAAATCAATTTTGGGCTTAGAACTGTGAGCTGCAAGACTTGAAAAAGGCGAAGTTTTATCTGGAGAGGAGAATTGCTAAGCTGGAGGTAATTGGTAAAAATAAGGAAAGAATGAATTATTTAACACGGCATTATTGAGGCTAAAAACTTAGAAGAAAATGGAAACAAGTAAGACTAAAAAAATAGTAAAATCGGGTGGTGTTTTTCGCCCGATGCTTTTTTCAACGCTGATGGTACATGCGTTGTTGAGGGGAACAAAAACACAAACGAGGCGTGTGGTTAAAGCTGGATTTGATTTAGAGAAAACCAGCTTGGCAGCAGTGCTACAGGATCAAGCATATTTTAAAGACGTTAATAGCCTTAAAAATATGTGGTTGGGCACAAAAATCCCAAACGCTATCGGTGATATTATTTGGGTAAGAGAGACGTATTTTGATACTTCCATTGTACCTAAGGCGGAGTTGTTTAAAGGGGTTGGGAAGAATGTTTATAAGGCCGACAATGCTTTTATTGGGTGTAATAATTGGAGGCCTTCGTTATTTATGCCAAAGGAGGCTTGCAGGCTTTGGCTGAAAGTGACTGATGTAAGGGTGGAGAGGTTGACTGATATAACTGAAGAGGATGCCGAAAAAGAGGGTTTGTTAACTGAGGAATTAATGTCAGAAGCTTTTCGTAAACATTTTGGATATTCAGTTGGCTATAAAAATTACTTATCTAAGCATACAGCTTTTGTAAAATGCCCTATTAAAAGTTATAAATCACTTTGGGAGTCTATTAACGGCAAAGGATCATGGGATGCTAATCCTTTTGTGTGGGTGTATGAATTTGAGGTTTTGAGGGATGCTCCTGAGGGGTTTAGGTGATTAATGATTATTTATGACCTATGACAAGACTCCAAAAAAGCACAGAGTATCATCTGCGATACTCTGTGAAAATTAAACAAAAATATCATCTCTATTAAGCACATACGCTGCCTGTGCTTATTGTAGTTTACATATTATTGGCGGCTTTGCAATTTTACAATTATGTTTCCAAGAGGGATGAATAATAAAGAAAAAGCTATGACAAACGAAGAAATTAACGAAAAGTACGGAATTGAACTAATTGGTAAAGAAATGTGGGTGTGGGATGAGGATAAATTAGACGCACAGTTTAGGTTGGTTTTGTATAAGAATAATGATAAAACTCACTCTTTCAAGTGTTTGTTTGGCTTTTATGCAAATGCATCAGAAA